GATAATATGCTGACAGGTGAGGTTGGATGCACCACATCTCATTTGAAAGCAATGAAAGAATTTTTGAAAACTGATGCACCTTATGCAATCATGATGGAAGATGATTGTGATTTGGATTTAGTTAAGTTCTGGAATTTTAATTGGAAGGATTTTGTTGCACATCTTCCTTTTGATTGGGATGTAGTTCAACTTGCTATTATATGCACAGGAGATTTACATGTGCATCTACACAAAAGATTTGTAAATGATTTTTCTACTGCATGCTATATGATTACAAGATATCATGCAGAGAAACTTGTTCGATATCATTGTCGTGGAGAGAAGTATAAGTTAGACATGGGTGTGAAGCCACGTCCAGTGGCAGATGATCTAATCTATAACTGTGGTAATACGTTTGCGATTCCATTATTCATGTATAAAATTCAATTAGGTTCTAGTATTCATCCAGAACACATTGGTGTATTTCATAAACAAAATCATGAAGCACTTTGGAATTTTTGGGAGACACAAGGATCTCAACACGTTCTTGGAACACTAATGGACTATAATCCATATCTTGGTAGGGTAACAGAGAATAGTGCTGCACAAGAAAAGGCACCCCAGTGATGGTGTTGACAGGAAAATATTGTAATGTTAAGATATATGCACAACTGTCACATGTGCCAGTTGACTAAATAATCAAAGCGAAGGACGCTTTGCGAACAGAAATTCCGAATGGCTCAATTACTCCCGCTAGGTCTCTACAGTTCAACCTAACGAGAACACGTCGAGTTCTCTATCATCTGCTGGTATAAACTCAGCAAGTAAATACTAAAAAAAATGTTTAAAACTTCAATTGCAGCTCTTGCTGCTGCCCCTCTACTCGCCTCTGGTGCTGCATTTGCAGGCCCTTACGTTAACTTAGAAGCGACTGGTTCTTATCCTGATGGAACATATACATCTGGTGGTCTAGAAGCAGTTGTTGGTTACGAAGGAGAAACACCCGGAGGAATTGGTTGGTACGTATCAGGTGGCCCAACAGTAACTCACACAGAATCATCTGACGAGTTCGGTGATGTTGAGTTCATTGGATACCTTGGTGGATCTTACGATAAGTTCTACGGAGAAATCTCTGGTGTAACAACTGCTAACGATGACATTGACTTCTCTGCTAAAGCAGGTGTTAAGTTCACATTCTAAGTTATCAAATTAGAATATAATACAAAGACTCCTTTACAGGGGTCTTTTTTTATGTTAACATTTCAGCATGAGCGAAGTTGAATTTAAAAAACATAGAGTCTTTAGAGAGACTGAGGATGTTATCTTCTATGATATATCTGTAGAAGAATCAAATGCATCTGATTTAGTGGTGCATACTGGCACTGCTATATCTCCACCAGATGATGCTGTTGGTGCAAAACAATTTTATATGCACGAGTTTCAAGATGATTATAATAGAGTCGTACAAGGAGAGAGAACTTTTGAACTTGTAAACTTTACATGGAAGTATCCTTATCATATCGTGCATCTTAATCGTGCAAGTGGTGCTTTAGTCATACCTAAGAAAACTTATCATAGATCTGTATCAGGAGAAAGTGGTTCGATTGTAATTAATCAAGCAAAAAGATATAAAGGATTTAATGCATCAGAGGAGTTCATACCTGTATCGTGTGCAGAAAATCATATGCTATACAAGATATTAATGAAAGAGAAGCCAGTTGTTCATACACTAGGTGAATGATTAATAAAGTAATATTAGTCCTTATATTGACATTTATTTTTATTGAAGGACTTCACGTTCGGTATCATCAGAAACAAAATTGTAACGGTACTGTTACAACAAACACATAAAAACAGGTATTTTTACCTGTTTTTTTTATGTTTTCATATCCTAATGTAAAGTTTCTTGACAAAACTTTATATTTCCTATATAATTATGTTACAGTTCTTTACAAAGCACAATGACAGTTACAACTGAATCAGGTGGAAGACAAAACGCTTTCCCAAATGAAACTCGTCCTTACATTGATGAAAGTGCATCATACGAAGGTTATCCACAAAACGCAGAAAAGGTTAATGGTCGTTGGGCTATGATCGGTTTCGTTGCACTACTCGGTGCATATGCAACAACAGGACAAATCATTCCGGGTGTATTCTAATGAATTACTGGAAAGAAGCAGAGCAAATAAATGGTCGTCTTGCGATGGCAGGTTTCTTTGCACTCGTAGTTAACTACGGACTTACAGGTTGGATAATACCAGGCCTATTTTAAAATGAAATTCAAATCACAATTCACAATTCAAAAAGAGGAAAAACTCATGACTCCAGAAGCAGAAAGATTTAATGGCTGGGCAGCAATGCTTGGTTTCGTTGCAGCAGTAGGTGCGTACGCAACAACAGGACAAGTTATCCCCGGTATTTTTTAATGACAAACAAAACAGAAACAAGAACTATCGAGAAAGAAAAGTTTTTCGCAGAGAAACTTAATGGTAGATTCGCAATGCTTGGCATCATCGCAGGAATCGGTGCTTACTTAACAACAGGTCAACTAATTCCAGGCTTCGTATAATGAAAAACAGAGACATTTTCGAGCAAGCAATAGGTAGACCCGCTATGATGGGATTCGTTCTATTATGTGGTGTTTACTTAACAACAGGTCAACTCATTCCCGGATACGTATAATGAAAAGACATCCAGTGCCATTTAAAGTTGTGCCATACATCTTCGCGATGGCATTGGCATCTAGCACTTTTACAAGCGTTTTCGCTTAAAACTTTACAAAACTAAATAATTACTCGTACATTTGTTACGAAACGTAAACAAACAAAATGATTGATCTTCAAATAGCAACGGACTCTTACCCAATATGGAAAGCAATTCTATGGTGCTTCTACCCAGTAAGTGCTCTCGTTGCTTTTGAATTATACATGCGTTCATTAAATGACGATGACGATGATGATGAGGGTGGTGGTGTCATGACTCCAGTTTATCAAGGAGCATAATGGATTTTGATCACCCCTATTGGAAATATGCAGAACTCATTAACGGACGTTTAGCAATGATTGGTGTAACAATTCTTTTAATCAAATGCCTCAATTAACTTTTTTATTTGTTATAATAGGTTATGTTGCTCTTGACGCAGGGCAATATTTTTATTCTTAAAATTCAATAGCTGAGGAGCACAAGCACAAATGACTCAATTTTTATTAAAGAACGCAGGATACCTGCCGATCTTTGAATTTATATTCTTCCTGACCGTAGGAATCACAGCCGGTTCTTTAGGCTTTTTATAATAAAACAAATGGATAATTACTCAGAAGATCAAATGAATCTTCGTCAACAAGCATTATTAGTTCTCTTCAAACACTTTGGTAAGGGAGATTATTCCAACACATCAATCTATGAATGTGCTGATGATTGGGTTAAAAAACAATATACTACATCAGGACTTGTCAAATACTATGAAGCATACTATACTACGAATGTTAAATAGTATTTAAAGCAATGCAAAAAATTGTAAATGGAATCGCTATTGCAAGTGGTGTTATCTCTCTCACCGTTGTTGGTACTGTTGGGTATGTATTCATACGCAAGGATGCGATTATCGAAAACATCAAAGGCAAAGTAATGGAGTCAGTTCTTCCATCTATAGGTGGTGGTATTAGTGATGCTATTCCTGACTTTACAGGCCCTGCTGCACCAGTGAATCCACAAGCAGCACCTCCAACTGGAAATTTTGATTTACCAACTAATCCTGCCTCATAAGTTTTTAATTCAACACATAAGGGTGCTATATAGAAGTAGTCACATCTTATAATAATGGCAGAAGAAGTAAAAAAAGAGCAAGTCAAAAAGAAAGGCCCTCTTGATAAATTGAAAGAATTTTCTCATGACAAAGAGGAGCAGATGGAAATCTTCTCAACCTTTGTGAGACTTGGAATTTTGATTTGGTCTGGAGGGATTTTGACTTTGAACTACGTTGCTATTCCAAACTTCCCACAGAAAAATATTGATCCGACATTTATCGCTTCAGTATTCACAGGAGTCTTGGCTAGCTTCGGCATTCAGACAGCAAAGAATAAAAATGCAAATGCTGCATCTGGTGGCGGTGCAAACATATCTAAAAAAGATATGGAAATGTTAATTGCTAAAGCATCTGAAACTGCACCCGCACAAATAGTTCGTATTGAATCAGCACCAATTAAAATAACACCTGACGCAAAATGAATAACATAAAGTGGATATCAATTGGAGTGGTTGGTAGTCTATTTGCAGTATCTCATCTGGGAATGATAGGATATATTGCTAGTAGAAAAACTGAAAGTCAGTTACCTAAAATAGACATTCCTGTAGGTGACTATACATCATATGCTATATCAGCAACTAAGGATGGGTATAAGTTAAGTTATACTGCAAATGATCCGAAGACAGCATTCATTACTAAGGACATCAAAGAGAAAGGTGGATTCTTAGGACTTGCAAATGAAACCACTGTAATTACAGAGGAATATTTCATGGATGGTTCAATCAATCAAGGTGGCCCTGTATCTAATCATAGGTCTTGGTTAGACGGAGCACCAGGCTTAACTCAACAGGAGGCAGCAGACGTAACTGCTGCACGAAAAAGTGAAGCATGCATCAAAGCAATTGGATCAGCAGAAGGAACAGGCAGACTCGTGGGTACCAGTATTGGTGCTAGTGCTGCTCCTGCTCTCGCTAATATTCCCTTTGTTGGTTGGGTTGCTGCTGGTTGGGTAGCAATGTTTGGTGGTAATCAAGGTGCAGATATCGGTGGTTCAATGGCAGAAGATCTGAATAAAGACTGCTAATGAAGTATCACTTATATGATAACCATGAACGTCACCAAGGGACGTTTGAATCAGTTGATAAATTAAGAAACTTTCTGTGTGACAGAAAGTATAATACCAACTGTGACTTTGACATATCATGCACGTTCGACTATATTAGATCTATTAATTGGTATTTTGATATAGAAGAATGAAAGACAAAGAACAACCACGCGAGTATGCTAAAGACCGAATGGAATACTTTAGAGAGTTCCATAGAGTCATTGCTCCAGTGGTTGTTCTTCATATTGAACCAGAATTAGATGATGGGGAAGATGGAACTGACTGAAACTAATGTAAAAGAATCACTTAAAGAAATCTCTCCATACATTGAAGCTGATGGAGGATATCTTGAGTTTGTAGAGATAGAAGAGGAAACAAAGTTTGTTAAAATAAGACTTAGTGGTGCATGTGAGACATGTGCCATGAGTGCCATGACTTTAAAAATGGGCATAGAAAAAAAATTATTTCAAGATTTTCCTGATTGTAATGGAGTTGTACAGGTTCTCTGACATTTCATAAAAATATTCACACTTTACAATAAATACAATTGTACTGTGGAGTTGAAAGATCATGTCCCACTATACCGTAGGCTATCATGACCTACAAAACCAACATCATGAAATATGTGAGTATGCAGAAGATGCATACACCGCCATAAGGCAAGCAAGGGAAGACCTACCAGAATTAATTGGTCACCCACACGCTACAGAGTATTGTATCAAAGAAGATTAATATGAACGGAAGATTAGATAAGGTTGCGATGACTAATAAACTCATGCAACTTAAAAGAGAACTACACTACAAGTGTGAGATAGGAGAGATGGGGGAGTGGGAATGTGAGGGTGCTAACAAATATTTAAACAAAAGTCTTGATATCCTAGATGAGTATTGGCAATAAGTAATTTTACCTATATAATATGTAGAGTTTGAATTAGTAAAATGAAAGATTTACCGGTTAGATCAACTACTATCTTATTCGGGATAGTTTGTATAGCACTTTTTACATCTATTAATTACGCTTGGGTATGAAACAATTTAACACATGGGTCTTAGATACAACCATCTATATCTTAGACTTTCTCTATAGGGGTAGGGACTTTCAAAGGTTTTGGGTTCTAGAGGTCATAGCAAGAGCACCTTACTTTTCATTTATTAGTGTATTGCATTTTCGAGAATCACTTGGATTACGTGGTGCAGATCACATATACTTGATGAAAGAACATTTTTATCAGGCTTTAAATGAAACAGAACATCTTGAAGAGATGGAACTTAGAGAAGGGAATAAGTATTGGATTGATAGGTTCTTTGCCAAGCATCTTGTTTTACTTTACTATTGGATCATGGTTGTTTACTATCTTACCAACCCAGAAAATGCATACGATATTAATATGAAGATTGAAAAGCATGCATATGAAACTTACACAAAGTATTCTGCATGGCATCCAGAGGATACCAAGATTGCAGAGATCGCACAAGATGAACTTAATCATGCAAAAGAGTTGCAAGACGCAATGATGATGGTATGCTGACAAGATTTCTAAAGGGAATTTTAAACGTATAAGTAAGAGTAATACTATACATTAGTCTATGTTATCAACAGCATACCGCCTTCGGTTAGAGGGTATTTGCAAATCTATTGCATCAGGTCAAGAAGTAAATTTAGAAGATATGATATGGGCAGAAAAATTATCTAAGAGAAATACATCTGCACGAGGTATGTTAAGCACAGCAAGAAGATTAGCAACAGATCCAGACGGATCTTGTTTAAAATATTTGGATATAGGTGATCCTAAATCAAATAAAAAAGGTTTTAGTGGTGCAGATGATATAGCAAACTGGTTTAGAAATGATAGACCAGATGATTGGAGACAAAGAGATTGATTGTTCATGCAGCAGTTTATATCACAATGTTCACATTACTCATACTAGCATTTGGATTTTTTGACCCATGATTGTTTGGAGTATTGTCTGGATGGTAGGAATACTTGTGGTTTGTGTGTCAGTTGTGATATACTACATAATTAGATACGATCATTTCTTTCCAAATGAGTAAGTTAATATTAATATTACCTCTATTCTTTTTAACAATGTGCGGAGAAGCACCAGTCACACCACCAGCTGGTGCATTGGATGTTGATGATCGTTTGTTGTTAAAGATAATGGACTATGCAAATGGTGTCAGACCGTTATCAAATAAAAAGACTAACCCCACAGATGCTATAAATAGTGCACTAGATAGTTTCCGGGAGGAACAGAATGCCAGCGATGACACCACCAAGCAGGAAGAGTTGTTACAACTTTCGAGTGATTGAAATTAATAGAGTAGTTGACGGTGACACAATAGATGTTACAATAGATCTTGGTTTTGACCTTTACAAAAAAGAAAGAGTAAGGGTTGCCGGTGTTGACACACCAGAAAAAAGAACTCGTAACTTAGAGGAGAAGGCACTTGGAATCGACGCTACTAATTGGCTTAAAGAAGAATTGGAAGGGGCTATTGACGGTGATGATGATCTCATTATTCGGACTGAACTTGATGGTGGAGTCGGAAAGTATGGCCGTCTTCTTGGCTGGCTGTATATTGGGGATGGGACTGTATCGCTTAACGAAAAAATGATTGGTGAAGGATA